CCCCCACCCCCAAAAATTTTTTATAAAATTCTGGACGGCTTTCATCAGTCTATGATATCGTGGACGCTCTAGTGTTTTGCTCTCCAAACGTAAAGCACTTGTCTTCGCCGAGTGGGGCATTAATAGTGTTCTATTGTCCTTCTCGGTTAAGACCAACTTGACTACCCCTGTACATTAAAATATCCTGAGAGTATGAAGACACTAGAGGAGACACCACTATCACAATACCAAAGACTTTTTGTAGAAGCTTATGTCGGCGATGTAGTAGAAGCTGCTAGACTCGCAGGTTATAAAGGCGAGGACTCTTATTTAAGGAGAGTCGGTAATAATCTATTGACAATGCCTAAAGTACAAGAAGCTCTTAAGAAGCGATCTAAGTTTACAGCGAAGACTAAAGATCTTGCTTGGGGTCGTGAAGAGCGTATGGAGTTCTGGACTCAGATTGCTAAGAATACGGATCCGTATGCAAGACAAGAGATGGATAAGTTTGGGAATCCAATTCCACTAGAGCTTACTCCTAACATTCCAATGCAACAGAGACTTAAAGCTACAGAGATGCTAGGTAAAGCGGAAGGTGACTTTGTAGATAGAATAGAAACTAATACAACTTTAACATTGCAACAAATTATCATGGAGTCTTATTACATAGACGATAACTCACAAGATGAAATGTCAATCGAAGACATTGAAGCTGAGTATCGTAGAGTGCGAGACAGTAAAGAGATAGAGTACGTAGAAGAGGACAAGGGAGAATCTAGTTACGACTTTTTATAAGGAGAGTAAAATGTTTACGCTATTAGTATTTTTAGGAAATTTATTTTTTGTATTGATTGCAGTTTTATCGGGGGCAGTAGCTATAGAAACTCCGAGTCTGTTTTCATTCATAGTATATGTAGTATTAGCCGCGGTGATTATAACAGTACCGTGCGGCTGTATAGAATTTATAAGAGGATATCCTTTCTAATGGGACAGATAATAGATCCAAGAAAAAAGATTATTACAGAGATCGATGCACCTAACGTACAACGATGGACTAACAAAGGTGCTAACCTTCAACCGAGGCAGATCATGAAATTGTGGCGTGAACGTCCAGTAATATTTGCCGAAGATGTTTTTGATATTAAGTACGATACGTGGCAGGAAGATTATGTAGATCTATACATGAATCATTCCAGAGTCGCAGCCGTTGCATCGAAAGGGCCGGGTAAAACTTTTACTCTAGCTACTATCGGATGGCACTTTTTTATATGCCGCAATCTTCCCAAAATGGCTGCTCTATCAATTACAAAAGATCACCTTAAGTCGAATATGTGGGCAGAGCTTAGAAGGCTTAGAGCGCAATCTAAACTATGTACATTATCTTCTAATGATGGTGAATCCAGAATTACTAGAATAGGTCATGAAGGTTACTCATTTATTGATGCTAGATCTTTTCCTAAGTCAGCTGATGAGAATACGCAGGCTTCATCTCTAGCAGGTCTTCACGCAGACAACGTAGCCTTTCTAATAGATGAGGCTGGTATGATACCGGACGCAGTTATAAACACCGCTGATGCCGCACTATCTACTGGTAACGATGGAGACAAATGCGCAAAGATGCTAGTTACTGCCAACCCCGAACAACCATCAGGAGTTATCTATCGCGCATACATGGGACAGTCGATGCAAGATTGGGCTGTCATGACTATCTCAGGTGATCCAGAAGATCCTAAGAGAGCGAAGCGTGTTGATATGAAATGGGCGCAGGAGCAGATAGATCAGTACGGTAGAGATGATCCATGGGTTATGATAAATGTACTTGGTAAATATCCAAGAGTCGGACAAGATACATTACTAACTGATGTCGAAGTTCGTGAATCTCAGATGAGAGAGATTGATGAGAAAGAAATTAAAAATGCTCAGATGAGATTAGGACTTGATGTAGCTAGAGGCGGTGTAGATAGAAGTTCATTCGCTAAGAGAAAAGGTCTTAAGGCATACCCACTAGAAGTAGTAGGATCAAATGTGAACGGGCCGGGCCTTGCAGGGATGGTATCTAAGATGCACCTAGATGATAGAATCGAAAGAGTCTTCGTTGATAATACAGGTGGTTTTGGATCGAGCGTTGTAGACTCGCTAGACAATTACCCACATATTGATGTAACACCCATTCACTATTCAAGTAAAGCACAGGATAAAAGGTATTACAATAAACGTACCGAGATGTATATGAGACTGAGAGATTGGGTCAGGAAAGGTGGACAGCTACCAAGAGATCCTCAACTATCAGAAGAACTTTGTGCTATAAAAATATTAACTAATGGTGGAAAGATTAGGATAGAAGAAAAGGATCAGATCAAACAAAGATTAGGTCGAAGTCCCGATAGAGCCGACTCACTAGCTCAGACTTTTGCTGATGTCGAGCAGCCTAGTTTTTATGCAGAGTATGGTGCGCCTAGTGTGAACCCTGACCAATTATCAGACCACGAGTTCCATAGGATGATAAATGGTAGAGGTATGAGCAACCACGTATCTGACCCTACACAACTTGACCAACATTACAATGTACGTCATAATCATAAGGCATAGGAGGTTTATTATGTCTAGTGCGTTTTTACAAGGAGCAGCGTCAGGAGCAGCGGCAGGATCATCGGCAGGGCCTAAAGGGGCTATTATCGGTGCTATCATTGGCGGCGGTCTAGGACTATACCAGAGTAAACAACAAGAGAGTGCCATGAGAAAAGCGGAACGTAAGAGGCGTATAGCTATTCAAAATGCAGCATCTCAAGAGATGGGCGCAAGACAGCAAGCTAACTCTTCTATGATGAACTCTAATATAAGAAACCGAGCTTCTTCATCAGTCGCAGGACTAGAGATGGGAACTATCGGAGATATGGTAGGAAACAACGAAAACAATATGCCTTCATCGGCAGGAACATTTTAGGAGATATCATGGCAAAGATGGCTAAGAAACCGGCAAGAGGTCAGAGAGTAAAAGAGGCGATGAGTAAGAAAATGAAGTCAGCTAAGAGTGCTAAGAAAAGTACTTCAAGCTCTGTAATTTCTGCAGCTAAGAAAAAAGTAAAGTCAGCATCTTCGGCAGCTTCAAAGAAGAAAAGCAAGTCGATGAGCTACGGAAAAATGAAGAAGAAATAATATGGCAAAGATAAGAACTATAGGCAGAAGAGTAAAACCTCTAAGGGGTACTAAGTCTGCTAAGAGAAAAAATAAAATGCTTAGAGTAGGTGACGCATCAATGTCTGACACTATGACAGTAGGTGATGCCGCTAGTATGGATATGGTAGAATCAGAAAGTGCTATGGCGAATACTGATATGTCTACAGAGAGTGCTATGCAAACTAGTATGCTATCAGCTGATGACGGAGCGATAAGGACTACTGATGATATGGGTCTTAATCCTGACTTCATTGGAGCTAATGCGTGGGATCCGAGGCTAGGATATTTCAAAGTTCCAGAGGGCAGAAACGCTAATGAGATCGCGGACGAATTATATGAAGCTACTCAGAAAGTAAAAAAGTCTAAGAGAACTAGAAAGGTTAAGTAATGAAAGACAATAGAATGTCGAAGGGTAGGATACAAAGTATTCGAACTCAGATGATAAATGAGAGGGATCAGCACCTTCCTACGTGGAGGCTTCTATCAAAGTATATTGTACCTCGAAGACTAAAAGAAGATGGATCACCTAGAATAGACGGTCGTAGAAAAGATGAGCATATTATCAGGAATACAGCCGGACTATCACTAAGAACTTATGTGTCCGGTATGATGAATGGTGCTACTCCGAGGACTCGCCCTTGGTTTGATATGGTTACATCAGATCACAAATTAACAGGTGACGATTCAGTAAAAAGATATTTAGAAGATGTTGAGAAAACAATACAGAGTTATTTACAGCTTGGTAATTTTTATAGGGTACTACCTTTGGCATACAAAGATGTCGGAGTTTTTTCTAATGCAGCTTTCGCAATGTTGCCTCACCCTAAATATGGTTTTTATTTTTATCCGTACACTATAGGTACGTATGCTTTCTCTACAGATGCAGAAGGCAATTCAAATATGTTTACCAGAGATTCTATTCTTACTGTTCGTCAGTGCGTAGAAACTTTTGGAAACTTAAAAGAGACTGGTCAGATTGATTGGTCTAATTTTAATCCTGCGATAAAGAGTGCTTGGGATTCAGCAAGGTATCTTGATGATGTGAATATATCACAAGTAATAATTCCTAACGCCAGTTTTAATACTGAAACCGCTGCTAATTCTTTGGATCCCTTAGATAAAAAGTTCCAAGCATATACTTATACGACAGGTGTAGGTGGTCAGTCTACTGGCCCACTCACTCCTGACCAAAACTCTACAGGCTTTAGAGAGCAACAGGCAGGCAATGAGGACTACTTAAAAGTATCAGGGTATAATTACTTTCCGGTAATAACTCCGAGATGGGAGATAGAGCCAGAGGGATCATATGGTATTGATGGGCCGGGGCACATGGCACTGTCAGATATATTAACTCTCCAAGATCAAGAGATTATGAGAATGGAGGGAGCGCAAAAATTAGTAAGACCGCCAATGGTAGGTCACGCATCTATGAGAAGACATCAATCGTCTATCTTAGCAGGCGGTATAACTTATGTAGATGACAGAGCAGCTAATCTAAAATTTCAACCTGCATTTACTGTAGGGCCTGCGCTTGCAGAGCTAGTACAGAATGAAAGAGAAGTCGAAGAGATGATTAGGTCGGCGTTCTACTATGATATTTTTATGATGATGTCAGGTCAGGAAGTTAAGTCTCACGTTACTAAAGCAGAGATCAACGAGAGATCAGCAGAGAGAATGACAATGCTATCTCCGGTACTAGGACAGTTTGAGTTTGATATAACTTCTAAGGTTATAAATAACGCTCAACTTATCTTAGAGGGTCAGGGTCGTATGCCAGAAAAACCAGAGCAGATGAGAAACAAGTCTATCAGGCCTGAGTATACTTCTATATTGGCGCAGGCATCTAAGGCATCTATAATAAATACTCAAGAGAGATATGCAAACTTCTTAGGATCTTTAGCACAAGCTACAGGTAATCCTGCAATCGTAAAACTTTTAAAAGAAGAGCAATATGCTAGAAGCTATGCAGATAACATAGGGCTAGATCCTAACCTTCTTAGAACAGAAGAAGAGTATTCTGATATAGTAGAGCAACAGAACCAACAGGCAGAAGAGAACAGAGCTATGGAGCGAGCGCAAGTACAAGTTGACTCAATCAATAAGCTAGGTAACACCCCTGCACAAGAAGGATCGATGCTCGATACATTAGTATAGTAGAAGTGAAGGGAGATCATGGATACACAAGAAAAGCAAGCACTAGACTACGTTTTAAAATCTAAACATGGACGACAATTTATTTGGGATATACTCTCGGAGTGTGGAATATATCAATCAATAGTTGGCGAATCAGATTTCGTAAATAGACAATTAGGTAAAAGAGATATAGGCTTACAGTTATTAGCAAAGGTTTCCGATTTCGATGATAGTAAATTATTTACTATGATGAAAGAAGCTAAGGAAAGACAAGACAGAATGGAGAAAGAGCATGAGCGAAAACAATCAGACAGAGAACAATCAGACGGATCAAAACCAAACACAGGAACCGGAGAATACGTCTACGGTGATAGCAGACGCGATATCCGAGGACAGCACGAATCAGGAGAAGA